GTGCACCCTCAGTAACAAATTATCACAGTACTATCTATATACCACAATGGCATACCTGGTCCATGAGATGTATCCGCAGTTCAAGGCTAGGATAGAAAATTGTGGAAGACCAGAACTTGCGCGAGATATAATGTCTGAACTACTAGTCCATAGACATAACTACTTTGCGCAAGAGTTCTGCAATGCTATTGGTATTGAGTTTAGAAATGACGTACCAGCTTCTGAAATCATAGCTGAAATGATTCCTGGAATAAATCCTATGGAGATAGAAGTACCGAATGTGACCCCTGACAATTACTATCGAGATGGCAATAAAATCTACATCATTGATTTCAAGGTTTCTGTTAGTGATGAATCTTCTATACATACATTCAAGAAATACAATAATTTGCTTGGTGATGCTTTAACGAAATTGGGGATAGATTACGAGATAGTTATAATTAGGATGGATCCGTCCAGCATGCGACTGTTTATATCAAGTGACCAATTCTTACAATTATTCCCAAACATTGTTTTGAATGTTGAATTTAACTGGTATTTCACATTACGTCAGCAGCTATATGATAGATTCCAAAATGATCCGGAATTTATGGAGATGATGGCTCATGGGGAATTCACGCCAACATTTCCTTGGGTCACCAAACCAACACCAGAACTATTTGAGCATCCGATATATGCAGAATTTATGGATTCACTAGATCCAATGTTACAAAAAGACTTTGAAGAAGCTTTAAATCATAATGCATTCAGAGCAGAAAAGTGGAATGACTTACTTCATATGACAATGTATAAGCATAAAGATTATTACAAATCATTCGTAAAAAAATCAGCCAAAGAAATATTTATAACTGACAAGAATTACAAGAAACCAACCAGAGATGAGATATCTAAAGGATGGGATGAGATGGTTCAGAGAATCTATGAGACACGGGAAGTTGTAGATGATATTGGCAAACAAAAGCCAAGCATTCATTTTGTCTGGGCTCCGAACGACCCTGAGACATCAAATGAGAATATTGCTAAGATCTTAAAATTGAGTAAATATATGAAGATGATACCTATGCAAGACAACCATAGTAAGGCATTTAATTATATCGGACATTTAATGGATTTTTCTGAAGATGTAAATAAGTATACGGAATTTTGTACTAAGATAAAGGCAGAAGCTAGAATGTCTGCTAAACCTAAGACTAGTGGTGTAGAGCCAATCAAAATAGGTACCTCAACAATCATGTGGGAACAACAATTTAAATTTGACACAGATATTATTCCAAAAGAAATTAGAATAAAATTCTTGAAAGAATTCTGCGGCATTGGAAATCATAAGCTATTTAAGGATAGATTGCTAGAAGACCTGGACCTTGGAAAGCCTAAAATCTTAAATTTTACAAATAGAGACATCCAGATTGCAGCACATCAGATGGTCGATAAAACAAAGCAGGTTCTATCCAAACATTCAAATCTTGAGAAAATGGGTAATTTTCTTGAAGATTTCAAACCAAAAATTGCTAATGCAAGTGGAGAAACCTGGGAGAATATAGAAAAAATAACAAAGTCACGATTCTGGCAGGCAATTAATGATATATCAATATTAGTTAAGAGTATATTAGCAGTATCGCAATATAATAAGCATAACACATTTAGGATAGTTACCTCTGCAAATAATAACTTCTTTGGAATAGTTTATCCTGCTGCAAATATTAAATCAAAGAAATCTACCATAGTATATTCAACTATTGTTATTCATGACACTGAGCAAGAGGTTCTCAACTGCGGAGCACTATTTAAAACGTATAGAGCTGGAAATAAATATATCTCTATATCTAGAGCAATGAGATTAGATAAAGAAAGATGTCAAAGAATAGTTACTGCACCTGGATTATTTATGCTGACAACATTGTTATTTAAGCATGAAAATGATATAAAACTAGAAGACATCATGACATTTTCATTCTTTACTTCATTGTCTATAACAAAAAGCATGCTATCCCTAACAGAACCCTCGAGGTATATGATCATGAACTCATTAGCTCTATCAAGTCATGTTAGAGAATATATTGCTGAAAAATTCTCTCCATATACAAAAACTCTATTCTCTGTGTATATGACAGAGTTAATAAGGAAAGGATGCATGGCTGCTAATGACCAAAAGGATTTAATATCCTTAAAAAGTATATATCTGAATGAATATGAGATAACACAGAAAGGAGTAAGTCAAGAAAGGAATTTACAATCAATATGGTTCCCAGGAAAAATTAATCTGAAACAATATATAAATCAAGTATATCTCCCATTCTACTTCAATGCCAAAGGACTACATAATAAGCATCATGTTATGATAGATTTGACTAAGACTGTTTTGGAGATAGAGCAAGAACAAAGAAGAGACTTACCAAATCCATGGAGTGAAGATTTAAGAAAACAGTCCGTAAATTGCAGAATCTTAATATACTCTATAGCAAAGATGCTGAACAATGATACTTCAAAACACAATCATCTTAGAAATAGAGTTGAAAATAGGAACAATTTCAAAAGGTCTCTTACAAGCATTTCCACATTTACAAGTTCAAAATCCTGTATAAAGGTTGGTGACTTTTTTGATATAAAATCAAAGGTGGCACTGCATATAGATAAATTAAAGCGCAAAGATGCAATGAAAACCAGGATTGCAAATACTGAATTTGTAGCTGAAAATGAGAGAGATTATACAGTAGTTCATAGCAACTATATTGACCTGACAAAATGTATTCCTAATTATGTTGACCACATGTCTACAAAGGTTTTTGATAGGTTGTATGAGAAATTTAAATATGAAGGACTGGAAGACAAACCTGCAATTGAAATAATAATGGATACTATGTATGAGCATAGAGACTTTAAGTTTTGTTTTTTCAATAAGGGGCAGAAGACAGCTAAAGATAGAGAGATCTTTGTGGGTGAATTTGAGGCTAAATTATGCTTGTATGGAGTAGAAAGGATTTCAAAGGAAAGATGCAAATTAAATCCAGAAGAAATGATATCAGAACCAGGAGATAGTAAACTTAGAAAATTAGAGCAAAATGCTGAGAATGAAATTAGGACATTAATTACAATGGCCAGATCTATGAAGGAAGAAGATCAATTGTTACAACAAGTATCTAATAAAGTGAAGGGAATCAAATTAGAAATCAATGCTGATATGTCTAAATGGAGTGCGCAAGATGTATTTTTTAAATACTTCTGGCTGATTGTCCTTGATCCTATTTTATATCCCTATGAAAAGCAAAGAATTATATTTTTCTTATGCAATTACATGCAAAAAGAATTAATTTTACCTGATGAATTAATGTGCACGTTGTTAGATCAGAAAATAAATAGAGATGATGACATAATCAGAGAAATGACCAACAATTATCAAACAAATTGTATCAATATAAAACGAAATTGGTTACAGGGTAATCTCAACTATACGTCGAGTTATATTCATAGCTGTTCTATGATGGTGTTTAAAGATATAATAAAAGATACAGCTGAACTGCTTCAAGGTGACTTTTATGCTTCATCAATGGTTCATTCAGACGATAATCAAACGTCTGTGATATTGATGCAAGAAGTGATAAATAATGATTGTGTAATAAAGTTTATTTGCCAGACATTTGAGGATTGTTGCAGAACATTTGGAAACCAAGCCAACATGAAGAAAACATATATAACAAACCATATAAAAGAGTTTGTAAGTCTTTTCAATATTTATGGTGAACCATTTTCTATTTATGGAAGATTTTTGCTACCAGCTGTAGGAGATTGTGCTTACATTGGTCCTTATGAAGATATGGCTTCAAGGCTATCTGCAACTCAAACAGCAATAAAACATGGTTGCCCACCAAGTCTAGCATGGGTCAGCATCGCACTGAATCATTGGATCACCTTCAGTACATACAACATGCTGCCTGGGCAGATCAATGATCCATGCCCAATATTTGGATGTGAACGAACAGAACTACCAATAGAATTATGTGGTCTATTGCAATCTGAACTGCCTACAATAGCGCTGGTAGGATTGGAGTCAGGCAATATATCTTTCTTGACAAACATTCTGCGCAAAATGTCAACACCACAATATGTCAAAGAATCTGTTCAAATACAATGTCAACATATCGACTCTTGGAATATGTCTAAATTATCAGATATGGACATACTTAGATTGAAACTATTAAGGTATGTAGTTTTAGATTCTGAAGTTACAGAAGACGATAAGATGGGGGAAACCAGTGAAATGAGAAGTAGATCCCTTATAACGCCGAGAAAATTCACTACTCCCTCTTCACTAGAAAAATTAGTCTCTTATAAGGATTTCCAAGCAATAATTTCAAATAGAGACAATTCAGAGCAGTTATTTCAGCAATTATTAGATAAACCAGAGCTATTAGTAACAAAGGGAGAAAATTCGGAAGAATTCATGCTCACTGTGTTGTACAGATATAATTCTAAGAAATTTAAAGAATCATTATCTGTTCAGACACCGACTCAATTATTTGTAGAGCAAATATTGTTTTCAGCGAAACCTATTATAGACTACTCAGGCATAAAAGAGAAATTCATGAGCATATTGGACATGCCTGGTGTTCAAGAGAGTGAACATATTCTTGAAAGGAAAACTATACCAGAAGCATTTAGAGAAATTATACATGATTTGTCTTTACTAAAACTTGATTTAACAGATATTAAATTAATATATTCTTTCTGTATTTTAAATGACCCATTAAATACAACTGCCTGTAATGCCATTCTACTATCTCAGATCAGATCTGAAATGGAAAGAGCTAGTATGTGTGCAATCACTATGCCTGAATTCAGGAATATGAAACTTATTAAACACTCACCTGCATTAGTGCTCAGGGCATATGTACACAACAGATTTGATATCGGAAACGCGGATGAGGATGCACTAAAAAGAGATGTCTATCATCTGGTCGAATTTATAGAGCAAACAAAAATGGAAGAAAAATTAAAACGCAAGATAGAAGAAAATGAGATGAAAATGGGTGGTGTAAGAGATTACATATATGAGTTAAGGGAATATACTAAGTTTTACCAGACATGCTATGATTATGTCAAGAGTACAGAACATAAAATCAAAGTGTTTATCTTGCCTATGAGAGCTTATACAGCATTTGATTTTTGTGCAGCAATACATGGAAATTTATTAGCAGATAGATGCTGGTTTTCTGTACACTATTTAAGACAGATTGTTTCAGGCACAACAAAAGCAATGGTATCATATACACCATCTAGTGAACAAATGTTAATCGAAGAATGCTTTAAATTGATTGCACATTTCTGTGACGCATTTATTTCCCCTGAATCAAGGTTGCAATTTTTGAGACAAATGATAGACGACTTTACATACAAAGGCATGAAAGTAAACAAATTACTAGAGATGCTAATCAATTCACCAAGACGAATGTTTTATTTGCCAATTCTATATTGGACTCGTAACTTAACACAAGCAGATTTGGATAAGTATGATGCTAATAGAACTAATGAAAGAGTCTCCTGGAATGCCTGGCAGACAAACAGGCAAATGAATACAGGGAAAATAGATTTAACCATCAAAGGCTATCAAAGGACATTGCGAATCATTGGAGAAGATAATAAGTTAATATTAGGAGAATTGGAAATACTAGCCACAGATACAACTAAAATAGAAACACATGGTAGGAGGTTGTTAAACACATTCCATAATTTGAAATTTGAAAGGATGCAACCTATAGAGCTAATGGAACCAAATCAATACTATATCTGTGCTCAAAAGAAAACAAGGTTTTCATATTCTTATCAACTATTAATGTCTAATGTGATAGATGGTAGGAATAAAAACACAAGAACTTTAGCAGGAGATAAATACAATATATTGGTTCCAGTATGCTTAGTTCTAATAAGCAGGGTGGCATCTATGGAGAAGATAAGAATGGCTACAGTGAAATCTATGAACACTGATTACAAAATAACTGTACTTCAATTAACTAAATCTGATTTTGCAACAATAAGGAGATCACATTTCTCTAAAATGATGTTTTTTGATGGCATTAAAACTCCAATAGGGAAAATAGATATGGCTAAAATGATTAAGACTCCCTCATTACTTACCACAAATTATAGTGCACTTGCTCAAGTACCACTACTGCATATTGCTAAAATTTTCTATTGTGATGGTCTAAAAAACGAACAAGATGAATTTGAATTTTTATCTGATGATATATTAGAAGATTACACTACAGAAACAATAAATACAATGCCCGTATTTGAAATAGCATATACAGCAAAGTCTAAACACGGCTACACTTATAAGCAAGCCTTGCATGAAGCGTTGAGAAGAGGCCTAGAGGAATTGGAGTATGAAATGTCATTTGTAGGAGAGGGATTCTTTACTGGAAAGAATATTAGTATAATTGGACTAATAGTTAATTTAATAAACCGTATGAATGACGATGAGTGGTGCAATATGCTCAAACAGTGTTTACATTTATCATTTTATAATAATGGTAAAGATACTTTATTCCATACTTTGAAAACTCCAAAAGCCTTCCTTGTACAAACTATTGGGGAGAAATACAATTGGGAACTTGTTAGGAAATTCTTAAGTGAGACAAATTGCAAGACTGAAGGATCATTCTGGGATCAAATGTTTGACACCTTTAAAGAGAAATGTTATAGAGCAATAGATTTAGAACTCAGATTGGAAGGAAAATCGTGGGGTGAAATTGTTGATGAATTAGATGAGTATGATGGCGTTGAGATGTTTACTTTCTAAATATCCCAATCATCATCTAGTTAGATTATTTATACACATATATATATACATTTGTATATATATATGTGTATAACAAAAGAACTGCATAGCTTATTATCATAAGATGCATTTAGGATTTACTATCTAAAATTCGATAATTTTATTACTGAGGGCACAC